AGTAGTGTGCTACCAATATTCTATATTTATTTAAAATCCTAATCCTATTTAAGAAATGAGCAGTTATAGTTTTTTGCCACTTTGTGGCTCTAACCTAGAAATTAAAATATTTTATCTATTGGATTATGGCTGAACAACTCTCTACTAAATTTATTTGATTTTATTTTCTAATTGGTACTCTTTTTCATGTCTTTGCAACAAGATAGCTATTAATTTGGCTATCGGTATGACTGCATATTTCAATATTAGGAGTCCTATTATAAATATCAATATACCAATTACAACTTTACTAGCAGTCCCAAACCATGAGAAAAAACCATCAAATAATCCACTAAACCCTTGATCATATGCTTTACACAACCATGTACCGCAGCGATTATCTACTTCGTCTATATATGCAGTTTGATCACCATGATTAATATCTATAGAATCACTACCTTTTGTGTAAGTTATTTTTATTCTGAAGTCCTTCTTGCATATTTTAAATTTTATCTCCGGATCTTTATCTGAATAGCAGATCATTTTGATATGGTAATCTTTTATAGCTGGCTCTAAGAGTAATGTATCATAAAAAAGCTTGCATGAAGTACTAATAGGACAAACTATTCTGTTTTCTACCAATATATCCAAACTACAAATTATACCTTCCATACAATTGATGCAGCCTATACACTTCCCCCCTACATCAAAATTTGCTTCTTTAGTGAATGTCTTATATTTGACATCGCCCATTTTAAATTTTATTTTTATACTACCCATCAATTTTTTGTTCTCCTCAAGTATTACTTTGTCTTCGTTGTCATCCATCACGCCACCTTTCCATTCATCTAATGCTTGGCAAGATTCATAATAATTATCATAACATTTTCTAATTATAATTTCTTTCCTACTAGCTGCATGGCATAAGTAGTCAAATTTAACCACACCAGCCCCCATTAATTTATTTCTAGTCTGCTGGACACTTCCACAGCCTTTTGCGAAGTTACCTAAGCTGTTTATAGCTCCAAAATAAACTTTATGTGATTTTACTAATACTAAATTTGGCATATCATCATAATCTTGCCTAATTAATTGTGCTTCAAAGTGCTTGGTATAAACTGCTTCTATTGAACTGACTTGTGTGCAATAATTGTTGCTAGGTAAAGAAATACAGACCTCAACAGTTGTTGATTCAGACCCTGACTTCTTCATTATTTTTGATTCAAGTTTTAAAATATCTTGACATGAACCATAAACACAGCCTTCATTTATAGCTAAACAGCCAAATTCTTCACACCCCCATTGACTACTGTGCTCTTTTGAGAATGTAAGCCAGTCCGACTTAGTGGTAATGTTTACTGGACAACTTCCTGTACACTTTTCATTGTGTTCAACATTTATATTTATAGTAGGACCTGTTTTGTAAGATAATGCGTACGTTCCAACTCTTTTGGCTATATTGACATGGACTATAACATTGAATAAAGTCTCTTTACTATCCTTTGCAATTATATTGAAACCTAATGCAGATCCTGACAATGCCGGAATTTCAAAATCTATATAAGATTCTTCTAAGCCCTCATCTGTCTCAATCCCCCTTAATGTTATGTATCTATATTGTGGGACAATATGAGGTAGATTTTTAGTGGGCTTAAAATTATGTATTTGGAAGTCTTCCTGTATAGAGTCTAATATGGCTTTTTCATATTCTGCAATTGTATTGTGCTCATGTACAGTCGGTTTATAAGATTTTACAGATGGCTCATACCATTGAATATCCTCTAAATTACTCTGATGTATAGCATATTTTTCTCCTGCACATTCTTTAGTCAAGCAATGTACACCAATCATAACATCATCTGAATGAGAGCTTTCAGCCCCAACTGGGTATATGTGATTATTATCACATAAAATCAGCTCTGTTTTTTTAGATTTCATTAATCCATATCCGAATTTCTTTACTTTACATTTTGAGATCGTTTTTGTATAGAAGCTCCCTTCGTCCTCTTTGTAATCTTGCATATAACAATTTAAATTCTTTATTTGTGCCAATTGTTCCTTGTTTAAGGGTTTAAACTTACCTATGCAGTATTTATCATTAACACAGTAAGATTGTGAAACTTTAAAATATCTTGTATTTGTTGAATCATAAATTCCAACATCTTTAGATGGCTCTTCGCATATAACAGAATCAAACATTATTTGCGTTCCCATATTAGTTTTACAGGCATACTTGAATAACTGGCCATTACACTTTACTTTCTCCTCACTTGGTTCTGTTTTGTTCCATTTAACAAAAGTTTCTCTGGTGTCAACTGAGTTCTTCATCTTGTAATATAAATTGAAATCATTTTCACTAAATACAATACTAGTTTCGTTGATTAATGCCTCAATGGACAATAAGACTGTTTGCAACATTCTGTTTTGTTGGAACTTTATGATAAGTTTTCTAAGCAATTGGTTAACATCATCTCTATCACTGCTTCTCAATCCATTTAAAAAGTAAGATGAGGTCGTTCCTGGAAATATCTCTAGAAATAATTGAACCAAGTAATCAGTGTCTTTCTTTGCCAATACTGCATTACTTTGCACATAACCCTTAAATTCTTTCAGATGTTCATCAGATAATTTACAGTCCGCCCAACTTAATGCAAAACATTTACAAATATTTGGCAGTTTGTTATTAACACAAAAAATTGGATGTAATGTCTGTATTTTCATTCTCCATGGTAATTGAATAGGATCTGTATTAGTGTCTAATTTGGTGTAATATGTACAGTGCTTAGAGTTCCATAATTTTTCAGCTATGTATAGAGCATGATAATTGTCAAATTTTGTTGCAAAATCCAAATATTTTAAATCACCTAAGCTGGATTCTCTCACCCATTTCTCCTCAATTGGATGTAAGCAATTAGATTCTTTGAGGTACTTTATTGCTTCTTCTGTAGATCTACAAGTTTGATCTTGCAAAGATTGTATGCATTCTATGCTTTGTATCTGTTTCTCACAGCATTGTTTACTCGCTTCAATTAGTATTATTGAATTAGAAACTAAATGCAGCATACTGATAATGCATAATGCCGTCATTATGTTTCTGATTCTAAATTTTGATGTACATTTAATATTTGTCTGATGGAAATCGAAAGCACTTTCTTTATATCCACATGAGCAGTGATAACAATATCTAGTTTCTAACCCTTCTTTATTGGAAGCATTTTTATGGAAAAGATTGCAGTATTGGCATCTTCTTACCCATAATGATATTAGCATATATTTACAATTTAATAACGTACCAATAGTTAGTATAGTAATTACAAAACTAATTATTGTATTGTTCAGCAATTTCTGTAACATTTTTTCAAATATAGACATATTTTCTTCTAATCTATAGTACTTTAAGACCAAATCTGTATTATTTTGGATCTTTTTTATACTATTATATGCATTTATAGGAGTTACAAATGACAATATAAGAAGGGCCAGAATTATAGCAAGTATGCTGGCTGATCCTTTCGATTTACATAAAATCCGAGCTGCACTCATACTTTTATAGCCCTGGCAGAGTCCGCTCTCCCTATGTATTCTCATTCTATCTGAAGTCTCAAACCTAGCACCACAGACACAATGTGTAGTACACTTGGTAAATGGATGCTTTGCTAAGCCACAAGACTTACATGGTCTAGATCTCTTGTTGTAACAATACCCGTATATATATGCTACAGGTATGAACACTGGTAACATTAAGTAGCATAGATATGTTTTCATTAAAATATTTAAAATTCCAAAAATTAGTAGTATGAGTGAAAGTAGAATTATAAGCTCTAAATTTTCACATATTGAAACAGCTATAAAATTTGGAAGTAACACTTGGTGTATAGATCTAATACACGACATGTGCCTCTTGAAGCAGGCATGGAACTGCAATGATTTTGTCCCGCAAACCACTTTCACATGTTCACATGTTTGATATAAGTTTATGTGAGTTTTTGTTTTGAACCAACCTGAGACAGTTGTTGTCCCGGTCAATTCATACCTGTTCAATCCAGTAGTATGGAGAACTACTTGCCCATGTTCCTTATCCAGTGAGATTAGACAGTCATTTGTGCATGAATATGTAATAAGTTTAGCAACCATACCATCATCTAAATCCAAAATATTTATATTCCCGCCTAGTGTCTTTCTGGGTCTACAGTCATGCCAATCTGAAATAATGAATTTCCGAGTTGCTTCATTCAGATATACTGCTCCTGTTTCATTATTTAATTGCTCAGAAGTTATTTTAAACAAACTTATGTCATCTCTCATGCAAAGTTCTGCAACTCCATGGTTCATTTTTAGTTTCTGTATTGTATCACCATCTGTGAAACATTTTGAGTAAATTGGGTTCTGATTTGAACCAGCTGTGATCAAGATTATTATTAACAGCTTGAAATTCATTGTAAAGATATATTGAAAATATTAGAATATTGGTAGTACACTACT